ATGAAAAAAAAATAGTTGCAATAAGTGGCGAAATTAATGTGTATTTTAATTCAATAATAGAGGCATCTATTATATTGGGGGTCGATAGAACTAGTATTTCAAAATGCCTAAAAGGTCAAAGGGGGAAAGCTGGTGGATATGTTTTTAAATATCAGGAAATGGTTACATATACTGATTTTATAAATGCTATAAAACAGATGAGGCATAGCCAAAGACGTTACAAACGGAACCCAACCCCGGAGAAATTGGCAACGTTAGAAAGTTGGGAACGCAAAGTTGATGCAATTGTTGCTAAAATAACAGATAAACAAATGAGGCTGTTTTGATTTATGCCCGGAATGTATAACGTTCCGGGGTTATTTTTTTTTTTGAAAATAAAAAGAAAAAATTTTGGTAGTTAAAATGCTATGCGTATATTTGCAGTGTCAAACAACGAAAGACCCCACAGTCTAACCAAAATGCAAAAAGACTGTTGAAAGATTAAGTTCGTAAGAGTAGAAAGTAAGCAACGGTATCTACAAAGGGTTAAATGATGGTTCGGTAACCGATTAAATGAAGCTATAAAGCCAAAATCTTTCAAAGTATGACAAACACCGACCGGGCGGGTTCCCGGAAAGTAAACATTTTATTATGAAAACAACGATTTACGATTTTGATTTTGAGATTGCCGGACACGGATATTACAAAGTAACTTACACGTCCCCGGCAACGGGTAAAAGATGGACGACAACAACAAACAATATGCCTTTGATTGATGCGACCAAGAACGCAGAAGAACCGAAACGTAAGGATTTGGAAGAACTTAAAAGGATTTGTAAAGATGGGAAAGTTTGTTGATGAAGTAGGAGCAATCCGGCACGCAATGAGCGACAAAGAGTTGAACGAATTATACAAGCGTTTGGAAAATTTCATTGCTGATTGCACGGTTGAGGAAGCGAAAGAAAGCCGGGACGCATTTGTTAAGGTGCAAACAATGATATACCAAAGAATAAGAGAAAACAAAAAATAATATTAACCC